ACAGCTTCAGGAGATGCTTGCTTCTGAAGAAGAGCCTCAAGAAAATCAACAAGAAAAAGCGAAGGCAAAGCCGCCCCAACGACCATCCCCAATACAAGTAGAGCTAAAAAAGATCCCAATCGAAGAGGAAGTTCCACAGATCGAAGAGACAACTGTTGTAACGCTACCGGGTACAAACGTGGAAATCACGGTGCCAAAAGCAGAGGTTCTTACCACGGCTGCAGTATCTGCTGGAGTTGCTGCTCTGGCGTCAGTTGGGGCGACGATGGCTGCGGGGCCGGTTTTGCAGAATCTTCAGAAGGTTTTGAAGCCTGTGATGAAGACGGCTTTAAAGAAGTTGGCAGCAATAAGGGGGGTGCAGTTGGCGAGTCTTTCTGAGTCAGACGCCAAGCGTCGATGGAGACAACGTGTTCACATACGACGAAAAGTGGGTGGTCAGGTCTAAAGGTGTAGCCCTTATCAATCAAATCGGCGCAGCGGAGAGCACGCACAAGCTCGTAGTCCAACCTCTCTTTCTCAAGCTTTTTCCGCACCATCTCTTTGCACATCTCAGTGATGCTGCCATCGAGTGGAACGGTCACACCAGCCTGAATGCCCCAGTTGTTACTGCGTGAGTATGGATCAGCGATAGTGTCGTTGCCTAGGTAAAAGGGGGTGACGTTAAAAGTCGCCCCATTGCATGACAAGCCACCCCCAAATTGCTGACGGGATGACGAGCCACTCTGGTTGATTTGAACCGACTGATTTGTGTTGTTGCTTGTTGCCGCCGCCTGCGGTTGAGCTGTGCTGTGAACGTCCCCTTCGCCTGCGATTGCTGGGCATGACAGCGCGATTATTGCGAGAAAACAGAGAGGCCAACGGTTGTGCTGTTGGTGGTAATGGTGCGAGTGGTGTCGATCGTTTCGATTAAACCAGCGGGGCGCACGGTTGTTTCTAATTGCCAAGGCTGAGTTGCGTCAGTTGGTGAGAAGGTGGTTCCGCTGCCAGCAATATCGGCACTTGGCGTCACATTAGTACCACTCCAAGTGTTGATCTCGGAACCATAGACCTTTTGCGCAATTGTTTCGGTGATTGTCTGCGTGGTTGTAGTGGTTGCGCTATAGCTGCCCTGAGTGAATTGAGGAGTGATTGTTTGTGCGCTAACAGGAGCAGCGAAAAGGAAAGCTAGTGCGAAAAAGCGTTTCATTTGGAAGCCCCTGACGATTCGATTTTAGGTGCCTGTTTTTTCTGCTGGTTTGAATTGCCACCTTTCCGCTCGATTCCAAAGCCTGCCATCGCTCCAGTAAGGAGTGAGGCTACAAAAGTTGAATCCATTTTCATACCTGGAATGATGTTGAGGTATGAGACGGTGAGAAGTGTGGCGCTCCATGCCAGGACCATCATCCTGACGACATCAGCAGTGCTGACGCCATGTTTTTCCTCCTGTTCGTGATCGTCAGGCTTAACAGGTTCTGCCATGATGAATCAGTGCTGAGGTCGAGGCATGGTTGAAGTCTTAGCTGCCGTTGCCGGAGCTTCGATAACCGTAGCGGGAATCGGGGTGACAGGTCTTAATCGGCAAAGCCAGCAGGGGCGTGAGTCGTTGATAAGGCTTTCGACCGCCGTTGACAATCTCGCCAACCGTTTAGATGTAATGCACTCAGACATCAAGAGTAAAGATGTCGAGGTGTTCGCTCGTCTTAGCCAGCTTGAGCGTGATGTGGCGAGACTGGAAGGACACACAGATCGCAACTAGAATTTTTTTGTCTGCAGAGCTGACATGATTTTTCTCGTCAAACCAATTCTTTTTCGCTTCATGAAATCTGAGGCAGTAAAGAGACTTGTTGTCGATTTAATGCGTGCTTACGTCAAACAGACTGAAAACACTGTTGACGATAGCGTTGCTGATTTTGTCGAGAGGAACCTGTTTCCAACACAGCGAGTGGAAAAGTGATTAGCAATGATTCGCTGGTTCGGTGCTGCTATGGCCCTATCGTTGCTGCCGTTTTTTGAGTTTTTCCGCTCCGACAACCCATATCACCTTGCTGCCATCAAGCAGTTAGAGGACGAGTTGCCGGAAAATTTATTAGCCGAAGATGCGGCTTGGTTTGAAGCCTGGAAAGAATCCGGGATTGCGCAGCAGGTTTACATTCCCTATGTTCATCAGCTTGATTTCGAAGAAGATGGCTTCAGGCGCTGTTTCGACGCTGCAGCAAGCATGGTCGCGATGATGGCGGGTCGGGTGCGGACTGCCGATCAATACGCCGCCATCCGTAAAAAGCATGGTGATACGACCGAGGTCAAAGCACACATCGCTGCCCTTACAAAATTGCGGCTTGCTCCGGAGTTTCGAACTGACGGGGATGCCGAGGCGCTCGAAGCGGAGATTGCGAGCGGCAGGCCAGTTTTAGTTGGTTGGCTGCACAGGGGTGATCTTTCTAAAGGTGAGCCGCCTATGTGCAGCGAAGAAGGTTGCGGGCACTGGAGCGTGATCGTCGGATTTAATAAGGAGAATTTCGTGATGATGGATCCGAGAGGGACTCCGGACCTTTTGCGCGGAGGGCACTACGGAAGGCACGGCGGAAAAAACATTGAGGTGTCTCGAAAGCTATTCAACGAGCGTTGGCAAGCTGACGGACCGTCTACAGGTTGGATGATTCTTATTGAGCCTGATTAGGCTGGCGTTTTGCGCTCGCATGGCGGTTCTTTGCGACTGGGAGATCAAGGCACGCTGTAAAGGCAGTCAAATGGTTTGGCCTTTTACGGAAGAGCTCCTAAACCCTGCGAGCCTTGACGTTCGTCTCGGGAACACCCTCATGATCGAGGTGATGGACAGCCCGGAGCTTATCCGCATTGACATCTCCGATAGAGATGAACAGAACCCCTACCTTCTGCTCCCTGGCGATTTTTGCCTTGCCGAAACGGTCGAAGTGTTTCACCTCCCGGACGACGTATCAGCGCAGTTTGTTTTGAAGAGCAGCCGAGCTCGCGCAGGATTCCAGCATCTTCTTGCTGGCTGGTGTGATCCGGGCTGGCACGGAAGCAAGCTGACCCTAGAACTCAAAAATGTGCGCCGACATCATCCGCTTGAGCTTTACCCAAACCTCAAGATCGGACAGATGGTCTTCCACCTCATGAACAATATTCCTAGCCATAGCTACCGGGAAGTCGGGCACTACAACAATCATTTGACCGTTATGCCTTCAGTCGCATAATGCAAGATCTCTATTGGGTCTGGTCATACTTGGTCGCATTTTGGAGCACAGTAGTTGTGAACTGTGCTCAGCCTGTTAATTGGGATAACTGCTGGCCGCCGGATTGGTTGATCCCATATGTGCACGATTACGTTGACGCACGAAAACCTTACGCTAAAGAGAGAAAGATCTTGGACTCTGTGGAGCGATCCGATGGGCTGGGCCGACTGGATGGTTGTCGAGCAGAGCCTTGAAGAAGAGCTCCGACTGGAGAGAACCGTTAGAGCTATTTACGAATCCGACGACCTCAAGCAGTTACAGGATCTTTGCGCTGCGCTTACGAAGCAGCAGTGGCATTACGCGCAACTTCTCAAGCAAGCCGTCGGTCATATTGCTGAACTTGACGCTATCGAGGCCTGCAGGGATTAGTCGATCCCGGCTTTGTAGAGAATGCAGGCGTAGGAATACAGCCATTGCGCCTGCCAATCCTGCCGGTGATATTTCACGGTGGAGTCCGGGAGAGTTACCTCCCAGACCCACTCGTTATTGCGGAGAACTCGCCGAATCGTTGGCTTACCCATTAATTCAGCGTAGGCAGCACACCTTAGAAAGGAATGTTGCTGTTGCTGTTTGTGCTCTCCGATCGGGGGGGCAGGGTGAAGTCGGAAACGCGGAGCTGCAGTGAGCGGCCCTCTGTTCCGTCGTTCTTTTGATAGGTCCGAACATGACCCCCTCCGGCAACGGTCACCCTGTCGCCTTTGTGCAAATACTGCAGGACGACCTCTGCACGCTTGCCCCAGACCGCGCAATCAATCCAGGTGGTCTCGTCCTTACCAGTACGAGCTGCGAGGCTAAATTCTGCAACCTGCGAATCGCCGACTTGCTTGATTTCGGGATCCTTCCCGAGGTTGCCGTGAGCTGTGATGTTGAGCATTACTTGCCTTTGAAGAAACGAGAGATGATGAGGCGGATCGCCTTAGAGGCGGTGTAGTTGCGGGACTCCATAAAGTGCTGCAACTCTTCGGCTACGTCGGGTGGTAGCCGAACTTGAAATTGATGCATCGCATTTGTGGTTTGCTCCTTAGACATGCTTTTGAATCCACTTCATGTGCTTAACGGCGATAATTCTGGGTTGAACATCGGCGTTGTCAGGCACATTAAATTCTTTGCGGAAGGCGCTCAGGAGTGCCATTTGCTTTTTTGATCCTCTGCCGAGCGCCTTAATAAGGTCAACGCAGGTAGCGAAATCTGATTTGCTTAGCTTTTGCTCGTCTTCGGGTAGGTGAGGAGTTTCTGGCGTAGGTTTGCTGGCTTCTTCGCGGTGAGGGTTCTCAACCTCTTCCCTAGCCCAAAGCTGCCAAGCAAGGCTGAAGGTCGCAGCCGCTGCAGTACAGAGACAGCGACGGTGAGTGTCGGTGAAATCACGGGCAGAAACCTTTGTAAATGGAACCGCAGCGTTGCGGTTGTCCATAACCGCTTGCGGGAAATCGGGAGTCACCTCTCCGTTAGGGCCGGTGAAATACCCGACGATATAGGCGGTTCCGTTCGGAGCTTCCCACACGTGGGAAGCTGCGGGAGTCGGGCGGACGTGGAACTGCCAGCCGGGGGCGTTGACGTGAAGGAGATGCGCGACGCGGCACCAGTTGACATAGTCGGCGGTGTATTTGCCGGTGCCTTTTTGGCTAACGTCATCGGTCGTTATGACATCGCCGAGGTTAGGAATCAAGTGCGGTGAGGGTGATATTTGTACCGATTGGCTCGTCTGGTCGGGCATAGCGTTTGAGGGAATGTAGAGAGACAATGAGTGAGTCATCTCGCAGGACAGCTCGAGTTACCGAAAGAGCGTCACCGACGGCACGGACGAGTTTGTCGTTGTCCGGGGTAACAATATGATGCTCCGGAGCCGAAGGGAGCAATTGGTGTTCTCTTCCTTTAGCGGTGCTGAAATGCGATTTTGGGCGGGGGAAGACGAACTCGCAGCGTAAGGAAACTGCGGTGTTAATGTTCCAACCCTCTGGTCGATTTTTAAGAGCTTGGCTAGCAATATCGTGACGCCACGAATACAGCTTTTTTGCATTCGCGGCGACGACAAACTTGCCTCTCTTTACCATCGATCCTTGCGGCACGGGGGCTCCGAGGACAGTGAAAGTAAAGCTATGCGGCGCTTTCTGCATTGATGTCGGCAATAGCTCTTAGCACGAGCATATTAACGACACTCGAAAGTGAGGGCACTCTCGACATTCGGGCGATAACTTCCCCAGCTAATTTTTCCTCAACGATTACTTCGTGTTGCTCCGCGAATTTTTCAACGGTTTGCTTCGCTTCGTCGCTTAAGTAGATATGCAGCGAAGTACGTTGTTCTTGCGCGGTTCGTATTGGTTCCGCAAATTTTTCGGGTTTATTTTTTTGCAATACGCTTCTTGCCGCACAGCTATACGGGAAATTTTCTGAGCTATTTTGCTTTATGTCGGAAGCTTTCCGCCACCATTCTTTAACTGACTGTTCGTTGAAATAAATACGACGGTGGCCGGTAGTTTGCTGTACCCAATGCAAGCCTCGTTTGAGATTGCCTTGAGACTTGTGGTTGTACAAAGTTGCGGCATGAATTCCGAGCTTTTTTGCCATCAAGGGGGTGCAAATCCACTCGCGGCCTTGCTGATCTTTGAAGATGTTCATTTGTTGAGAGCGTTACAGGCTTTTGTGATTCCCGCTTTGCAATCGCGGAGAGTAAGGTCATCGAGAGTGGTGCTAAGCGTGTACCAGAACCCGATCGAGAGAAGGCCGAAAAAGACAAGCCATGCGGCTGCTTCGGCTGGATGTGGGCAAGTTTTTGTCATTCCGCGTCTTCTTTTTCTTGTTCGTGGAAACGCTCTTTGGCTTTGGCTCGAGCGTCGGAAAGTGCTTTGCATGTGTCCTTGACCTCTGCTTGTGCTCTGTCAAGTTGATAGTTTTTACTAATTACCTTTTGACAAGTGCTGATGATTTGCTGAAAAACAAGTTCTGCCGCGCTGTTGTACTGATTGACCCAAACTTCGAGATCGTCCAGCGTTAATTCCTCAAGGATCTGATCAGAGCCTTTATCGGCAACTTCAATTCGATTCATTTGATTGACGCATGCGTCATAAGCGAGAAATAGTTTGGGGATCTCTCGTGCGAGGAGCCGCAGCTCCCGATGCTTTGTATGAATAGATTGGTGCTGCTCTTTGTGATGCTCGCGAATCTCGGTGACGTGAGGATCCGCTTCTATGAATTCGTAGAGTCCGATTGACATAGGGAAGAGGGGGGGCGTGCCCGACTGCCTCGGGCGTATACGGATTAAAGCGCGGAAACGCTCCGCTGTCTAGGCGTTGACGGAAAATTAGCCGTTTGTTAGCAAACTGCTACTAAAACTCGTGATTCGCGATGCTGTACCGGGCCCAAGCCTCCTCCCAAGCCTCTAGGCAGGCATCCGGCTCTTCCCGGATAATTCGGCAGCGACCGGGACCGGCTACGACGGTCATGCACTCCGCGATCCATAGCCGAGGATGGAACTTGCCGAGCATCGAAACGTAGGCACCGAGTTGCGCCGTCGCTGGCTTTCGACTTGAAACACCCCTGCGGCTGCTGACCGTCTTAAGGTCGCCGAGGATCACCCCGTCGTGCTCGCAACGCAGAAGGAAATCGAACGACCCGCCGACGGACTTTATCGGATCGCAGACCCGGTACTCGGTCGCGAGCACCTCGAAGTTGCGACTGACGAAGCGCGGATCCTCGGCAACGGGCTGCATCCACTCGGCCCATCGGCTTTCCGGATCGAGAGGGCTGCCGTTAAGGAAGGCTTCAAACAGCTTATGAGTCTCCGTCCCGCGAGCCGCCCAGCCGTCGGGACCGTCCTTCGTTCGCTCGATCGCTTGCCGCTGGGCAAGGGGCATATCCCAGCCCAAGACCTCGGAAACGGAGGCGGCGAGCCATTCACCGTCGTAGCGGTAGTCATGCGAGTCATCGAAAAACTCTAGGTTTGTTACGGGTTCGAGCACAAAGAGCTAGCGATCCGTGGCAATATAGCTACGTTCCACGAGCCGTTCGCCCTAGGCATGTCTACTTACGAAACCGTTGAGCAGCCAGAAGCCGCTAAAGCCTCTCAGTCATTCGTCCGCATCGATCCCCGCGTCGTCGCGGAACTCGAACGCAAGCGCCCAATCGGCGTTTCTCTAACAGGATGGGTGAGCCTCCTTTTGCAAAGGGCGATCGCCCTGGAACCCGAGGCGCTACCCCGCGATTGATATGCCCTCGAAGGTCTCGGCGTCCGGCTTCGCCATCGTTCCCTATGCCCTGATGGACAGCGTCCAAGACGCCGCCATTTGGGCTGTCTACGCAACAGTTCACCGTCACGGCTTCGGGTCCGGTGAAGGCTGCTGGACTTCGCTTGAAACGATCCGAAGGGAGACCGGCGTCAGCCGCAAGCTGGTGCAGCGCTCCCTTCGGTGGCTTAAAGATTCCGGCTGGCTGATGGCGGAGTCTCGACCCGGTTACACCACTGTCTATCGCGTCTTAACAGAGGATCCAGGTGGGACAGACCTAGGTCGAAAACGACCCAGGTCGAAAACGACCCGGGTCAAAAACGACCTAGGGGGTAGGTCGGAAACGACCTGGGGGGGTAGGTCGAAAACGACCTACGAACAAGAACCCCATAACAAGAACCCCTTAACAAGAACCCCTATTAAAGGGGCAAGTTCTGAAACGACCCCCGAAAAGAAAGACCCGCTGCGTCTCAAACGCCTACCTGAGGGAGCCGTGCCACAAGAGCTCGTCGATTGCCGCGACCTCCTTATCGAGTTCTGGGCGGCGAAAAAGGGGACGCGATCCTCACGGGTCTTTACCCGCGTTTGCAACAAGCTCCGTTCTTGGACCTCCGAGCAGCGAACGGACGCCCTCGAGCGTTCGATCGCAAACGGCTGGGGTGATGTCTTCGAGCCTCGCCGCCAGGCCTCGGCCTCCTCTGCTACCCGTCAATGGACAGATGAGCAGTGGAAGGCTTTGGATACCGCGTCCCTGTTTTAAGTGGGCCTCTAAGTGGGACAGCCTCCGTCAATTTCGAAATCCCTGCTATGCAATCCGCCACCTTCCGACTCGGCCTTAAGGCCGTCGCCGCCGTCACCCCCTACGCGAAGAAGCTGACCGACGATGAAATCGGCTTCCTCTACCTAACGATGCCGAAGGCCGTCAAAGACGCCGTATCAGACGAGATGTGGGCCTTCGCCTGCTCGCAGTACCGTCTCGACCCCTCCCCGAATAAGGAGATGCCTCTGGACGTTCAGTTGCTGTCCTACGTCTACAGAGTCCGAAGCGGTCGCCCTGCCTTTGACTGGGGCCTTAAAGAAGACCTGCCACAACGGATGGCCTCTGCCGATCGCTTCCACCAGCAAGCGTTGACCGAGGCGCAGGGTAAAGCCCCCGAACTACCCCCGACCACAAACCCCCTTATGAAGGTCTTTTTCTGATGCGCCTAGCCTTTGACCCTGTCTCCGTCCGTAAGACTTTGCAGCACGGAGTTGACGCTGGATACTGGACTGTTGAGCATCTCGACCGCCCTTCTCTCGGCTCCGAAATTTTCCTTGCGGAGCTCTCTAGGAATCCTGACCCTAATCTCCGTATCCTTGCGAAACGGCCCCACCGCAACCTCCTTCGCGAGAGCGTCCCGCAAGAGCGGATCGAGGCCGGGCCTTCCCCGCGAGATTTCGCCGACACTAACGAGTTCTAATGCCTGACCCGATCTACATCAAAATGCGCGTCACCGAAGAAGAGCGCGATTTGCTCGATAGGGAATGCGACCGCTTGAAAACGGATCGCAGCACCCTTATGCATGATCTCGTCTTCACAGGGGAAAAGCGCCGCATCTCTAAGCCAACCGGCAGGGAGCCGATCAACCGGGCTATCGCGAAAGTCACGAGGGACTACGACGTGCCGCGTCACCAAATCGAGCCGCTAGTCAGCGCCGTCATCAACGTCATCGCCGATTAGCACTGGCGCTTTTAGGGGGTCGCACCGTAAGGTTGATTCATCGGGCGGGAAGCCGTCCTCAACCCCCTAAAACAATGACCTATACAGCCACCATCACCTTCACCGCCGCAAACGGCAAAGAAGGCCGTCGTCAGTTCATGGTGACCAACCCCGCCGACATCCTTAAGGCTGGCATTCACCTCGCCTCGTCCGTCGGGGGGAACAACGTCAAGGTCGTCGGATGGAAGGCCTGGGCCTAGCCCCTGGCGTTTTCGTATACGACACCGTATAGTTGAGTCATCGGGAGGGAAGCCTCCCACAACCCCCTAGGCAAATGACCGAGTTTCACGTCAACCTCCGCAACGCCGTAGATACCTGGGAGCGGTCGATCCTCGCCCGTTTTACCGGAAGCACCGCAGAGCGCGACGCCTACCGCTACGCCGTTGAGTTCTGCGGCGGCCCCTCCGACTGCTCAATCACCGAGGCCGTCAAGTTTCTGGCAACCGCTAAGCCCTTCGACAACGCGACTGTCGACATCACCTGCGCTCAGACCTTTTGATCGCTGGCGCTTTCGTATACGACACCGTATAGTCAACACGTCGGGCGGAAGCGTCCGAACCTCAACCCCCTAAAAACATGACCCCTCTCGAACGCCTCAACGAGGCTCTCCGGATCCGTAAGGCACTCGATGCCCTTATGACCCCCGAAGAGGCAGACACCTACTCCGCTTGCCTCGGCGAACACCTCCAGGACTACATCAACGACCTCCTGATCGACTATCAGGAAGACCAGCTAGACCAAACCCCCTAGATGCAGCTCAAGCAGATCGACATCACCGTTCACCAGGCTCGTCGAATCCTCAAGCAACACGGTTACCGCTACGTCCAGGCGAAGAAAGACACCAGCAACCGACGCATCTACACCTTCTTCGCCCCGGACGGCAACGAAATCACACTCACCACTAACTGTCTCCGCACCACCGCTCTCCGCTTAGACCTCCTATGACCGCCCCCGCACTTCACGATTGGTCCGATCCGCTCGAGTACGGCGTCAAGCTCGATCGCAATTACGACGACCTGCCCTGCACTCCGACCTACACCGTCCGCACCCCCGATTGGATTCAGGAAGCGATGAACGACGACGAGCTCAAGCAGATCCTCGACGACGCCGTTCTCTGCGGGTTCGATCGCTCACAAGTTCAAATCACCGAGTGCCCTTTCTGACGATGAAAACAATCGCAGACCTTCGCTCTTACGTTCGCAGCCAGGCCACTCGCGACTCTAGGGACTACGGACCCGGCCCCTGGTGGCACGAAGACACCCTCAAGATCCGTCGGCAGCGTGATCGCGTTATGCGCGCCTTCCCGGCCCGTATCCGCAGCGAAGAGCCCCTAGTCCCCGGCACTTACGGTCGCCTCACAATCGAGCCTGACGGCACCCCCTATTACGTCCCTGGCCAATACGCACCGACAGAGATATGGTTCTGGGTCTACGAGTATCTGAAAGCAACTAACTAGCAACTGTCGGGGAGCCTGATGCCGCCTTGCAGGGTCGGCTGAAAGCTATACAAAACCGCCTGACGCGGAAAAGCAGGGCGCGGATCGTCACCTAGGGGGGGCGAGTCTGCGACTTATCCCCCGACAACAACATTCATCAACAACGTCACATGCCCATTGACGACATCCTTCGCGCCACCCAACGTAAAAACGAGCGCGAAGCCATCAACAACTATGAGCAACGAATCGCCGACCTCTACGCCCGCCGCCAAGATCCGAACCCTCGACGATGGTTGCGTCAGGATTCAAGTCGGTGAGTTCGTCGGCATCGTTAGTTCGATGCATTTAGTTGAACCTAAGATCAACCAGCTAACATCCCACTGGAAAAAGAGACACATTTCCAGTGACATCCATCAACGATCTGAAAGCTGATCACAAAAATGCCCGCAAGCGTACCGATCGCTCAGCAGGCCTCATCAAAGAATCTCTTCAGCGTTACGGTGCTGCCCGATCGATCGTCATTGACGAGGACAACCGCATCCTCGCCGGTAACGGCACCATTGAAGGCGCGAAGGAAGCAGGCATCAGTCGCATCCGTGTAATCGATACCGACGGCGATGAAGTAATCGCCGTGCGAAGAACCGGATTGACCGAAGAGCAAAAAGTTGGCCTAGCTCTCGCCGATAACCGCACTGCCGACCTCTCCGAGTGGGATCAGGAGATGCTGAACCGCCTAGGCGAAGAGCACGACATCTCTCTCTTCTTCAACTCCGACGACATCAACGGCATTCTCGAAATCGAAGACGACCCGACCGCCCCGGACGATTTCGACGAGGTTGACGACGACATCGCAACCGAACACCGTTGCCCCTCCTGCGGCTACGAATGGAGCGGGAAGGCTTAACTGGCGCTTCCCCCCTCGACACCGTATACTGTATACAGCAACCAGGGAGCGTTCCCAATGCAAATCCGACTCATCCCCCCTTTCAACCGTCGCAAGCCCAAGTGGTCCGTCGCTACCTTCGTCAAGGATCCGATCATGTGCTCCTGGAAGGAAGCTAAGCGCAAACGCTTCGCTGACGCCGCCGAGGCTCGCGCCTTCGCCGAACAACTCGCCGCTAAAAACAACGCCGAAATCATCGAAGTCGCACCGGTACGTTGAGACAGCAGTTAATCGACATCCTCGCCCCTTTACCTAGGGGCTTTTTTGTTGCTACATCGGGCGGCATCGATTCCTCCGCTTTAGTCGTAGCCGCCGTCGTAGCAGGCAAATCTCCTCAAGTCGTCTCCTTCACCTTCGATGACTTCGAGTCAGACGACTTCCAAAGGGCTAAGCGTCTTGCCGATCATTTCCACTGCTCTTTTCAACCAGTTCGGTTGCCCTCCGATTCTCAGCTGATCCTCTCCTCTGTTCGCTGTCTCATCCGTCAATACAAGCTCAGCAAGAAGGCTCGTATTGAATGTGCCTTCCCCTTCCTTCACATGGCGAAGGCTTTAAGGTCTCAAACCCTCGTTACAGGCCTCTGCGCTGATGGACATTTCGGACTCTCTAAAAAGGCAATGATTCACTACAGGTATCCCCAAAGCAAGTTCGATCAGTTCCGCAATGAATACTTCGCCAACCCTGATGCGGGAGGGAGGCAAGGCATACAAAAGATCTGCAACACTTATGACGTAAATCTTTCAAATCCTTACCTGCACTCAAGCATCTTCTCTCTGCTGCATGGGCGCTCTTGGGATGAGCTAAACAAACCCCGTCAAAAAGAGGCGATCCGTTCCGCCTTCCCTGAGCTCGATTCCCTAAACCTCCCACGCCATACCAATCTTCAGCTCGGTGATTCAAAAATCGCCGAACGTCTAGGCACCATTGCGATGGCGGCTGTCCCAGGTTCAAACTCCCCTGTCGGGGCTTACAACCAAATCAGAAAGCAACGATGAAACCGCCTTACATCGTCCCGTCGATGGCACACATCGCGGCCCTTCCCTGGAACGGCTACACCGTTGCCTCTACCTTCTCCGGCGCTGGTGGCTCTTGCCTTGGTTACAGAATGGCTGGCTATCGCGTCGCCTATGCCCTCGAGTTCGTAGCCGAAGCACAACGCTGCTACAAAGCAAACCATCCAAACAGCTACCTCGACGGCACCGATATAAGACAGCTTCAGCCTGAGCAGCTCCTACAACGCGCAGGCATCAAGCGCGGTCAGCTAGACATCCTCGATGGATCCCCTCCCTGTTCTGCTTTCTCTACCGCAGGAAAGCGTGAAGAAGGCTGGGGCAAAGTCAAGGCATACTCCGATCGAGCACAACGCGTTGATGATCTCTTCTATGAATACGCTCGCATCCTGCAAGGCGTACAGCCAAAGGTCTTCGTCGCAGAAAATGTCAGCGGCCTCGTAAAGGGAACCGCTAAGGGTTACTTCAAGCGCATCCTTCAAGCCCTTAAAGACTGCGGCTATGAAGTCTCTTGCCGCGTCTTAGACGCTCGCTGGCTAGGTGTCCCCCAAATGCGCAAACGCACCATCTTCGTCGGAGTCCGCAAAGATCTCGGCTTGCCTCCCGCGCATCCCAAGCCCTTCCCCTACACCTATAACGTCGGCGATGCTCTCCTAACACCCCCGCCTGACACCACCGCAAAATGGCTTAAACAAGACACTGAGACCTACCGCTTCTGGTCGCAAACAAAAGCAGGCGACAACCTAGGTAACACCTGTAAGCGCCTCACCGGCAAAAACAGCTTTCTCACTCACTGCAAGCAATCGCCCCGTCTCCCCGCAAACACCATTACGCAAGGCACTCAGCAGCTCTATCACTGGACAGAGCCCCGAACCCTTACCCTCGGTGAATTACGACGCATCGGCGGCTTCCCCGACGATTTCGAGCTCACCGGCTCTTTCTCTCAACAATGGGAGCGTATTGGGCGTGCAGTCCCGCCTTTAATGATGGCTGAGGTTGCTAAAACTATTGAAAGAGAAATCCTGAGAAAAATCGGTGGAGATTCCAGCGAGTTGGACATTTGAAACCTCTGAAGTAGCCAAAGGGTTCGACAACCACGTTCGTGAACAGCTCCCTTGGTACGACTTAGCAACAAACGCAATCACTCATATCGCAAGGCATTACATCCCTCAAAACGGCCTCGTCTATGACATCGGCTGCGCTACCGGAAATGTCGGGCGCAACCTCAGCGATACCCTCGAAGCTCGCAAGGCTCGTCTCGTAGGCATCGATCCTTCCGATGAAATGCGAAAGCTCTATGACGCACCAGGCATCTTCATCTGCTCTAAAGCTGAGGACTATCAATATGAACCCTTTGATCTAGGCATCCTTTTCCTCGCTCTAATGTTCGTTGAACCGAGCAAACGTGTCTCTTACATGGCAGCTCTTTACGAAAACTGCAAGCCCGGTGGTGCCATCATCCTCTTCGATAAACTCGAGCCCACCCAGGGTTACCTAGGAACAATCATGTACCGCTTGACCCTCGCAGGTAAATATCAGGCCGGTGTTAACGCTCAAGAGATCATTGACAAAGAGCTCTCCCTTGCTGGCGTGCAAAGGCCAATATCATTGAAACAGCTCCCATGCTTCCCCTATCAGTGGTTCAAATTTGGTGATTTCGCTGGTTACATCCTCGAGAAACCAATCTGATGGCTAAGTCAACCAAAATCGAAAAAGACATGCGGGTCAACCGCGTTGCTCGCCTCTTGTCGAACGGCGCGGTCAGATCTGAAATTTGTCAATACGCGGCCAACGAGTGGGGGACGAGCGACCGGCAAACAGATCGCTATATCGCCGAAGCTAGGGACTTGATTCGTGCCGACTGGGAAGTTGACCGGCGCACCTTCACGGCGGAGATCCTCGCTCAGCTAGCCAGTATCCAAAAAGAAGCCCGCAAGCAGGGCAACCTCAACGTGGCCCTTGGTTGCGTAAATCAGGCCGCTAGAGTCGCACGGCTTTTTGAATGAGCATCCTCGCCTCTGTCCCCGGTGGTTCGATCCTCTCTGCGATCGAGTCGGCAGCGCCTTTCACAGAGGCAGACTTAAGGAGCTATGTCGACGGCTTAGCCGAAGGGCTTACAGGTCCGCAGCGCGAAGTTTGGGAGTCGCAGCAACGCTTCAAACTGCTCTGTTCCGGTCGTCGTTTCGGCAAGACCTATCTCTGCATCACGCGGTTGATCTGCTGGGCGATGGAAAAGCCTGGCAGTCTTTGCTGGTACGTCACCGCCAACTACCGAATGGCGAAGCAGATTGCGTGGCGGCAGCTTAAGGCGATGGCCCCTGAGGAGCTCGTCGTGAAACGCAACGAGTCTGACTTGTCGATCGAGTTTGCTAACGGCAGCCTGATCGCTTTACGCGGTGCCGATAACGAAGACAGCCTGCGAGGTGTAAGCCTCTCTGCGCTTGTGATCGATGAGGCCGCTTACGTCAAGCAGACCGCGTGGGAGATGGTCCTGCGTCCTGCCTTGTCGGATCAGAACGGCCCTGCCTGGTTCATTACGACTCCTGCAGGGCTCAACTGGTTTCACGACCTGTGGGAGCAGGCACAAGAGCAAAGCGATTGGAGCACTTTTAGCTTTACGACGATTCAGGGCGGGAACGTCTCCGCCGAAGAGATTGAGGCCGCTCGTAACACGCTCGATGACCGAACCTTCCGGCAGGAATATCTAGCAAGCTTTGAGACGCTCTCCGGTCGTGTCTACCCCGGCTTCGACGACGAAAATATCAGCGAAGACGTACACGATGTCGGCGGTCCGATTTACTGGGGCACTGATTTCAACGTCAGCATCATGGCGGGCGTTATCGGTAGCCGGGTCGGAGATACTCTGCATATTTGGGATGAGCTTGCAGTCAAGCAGTCCAATACCGATGAGGTCTGCGCGATGCTGAAGGCTCGCTACCCGGATCGACAAATCATTGCTTACCCAGACCCGACGGGATCGGCTCGCAAAACGTCTTCCGCAGGCAGGACCGATCACGACATCATCCGTCGTGCCGGGTTTAGCTGTATCAGCCCGAAAGCGCCATGGTCTGTTAAAGATAAAATCAACGCGACAAACTGGATGATCCGAACTGCTAAGGGAAGCATCCGACTGTTTATTCACCCGCGTTGTAAGCACACAATCAAGGCCCTTAAAAACGTGACCTTCAAGCAAGGCGCAGAAGATTATGTGATTGACAAGTCAGCGAATATCGAGCACTGGACTGATGGCCTAGGTTATTTAGTGCTGGGTGCATTTAATCCTTTGCACGAGCGTGCTGGAAGAGGCACCGGCATTAGGCTTTACTAAACTGCAAGAATCGGCGGGGCAAGCAAGTGTATTCAGGATTTTCCGGCGGTCGTCAGCGTGTAGGCAACGTCACGCAGGTTAATGACCCGAATACAGCTTGGATGAATATGGAACCCCACTGGGGGTTGATTGAGCACCTGTTAGGTGGGACGTACAAAATCAGGAAAGGGCATAGAAAGTATTTGCCGCAGGAACCCCGTGAGCTTGACGAGTCTTACGACAACAGGCTGCAGCGATCTGTGCTTGCTCCTTATTACGTCCGGTTGGAGCGGATGCTGGCAGGGATGCTTACTCGCAAGCCTGTTCGTTTAGACGACGTTTCAGATCAAGTTCGGGAGCAGCTATTTGATGTCGATTTGCAGGGCAACGATCTACAGACGTGGTTGTTCTCCGTAGCCAGGGTTTGTATCCGTTATGGGCACGTTGGTGTTCTTGTCGACGCCCCGCGAGCCGGGGAGAACGGCAGGCCCTATTGGGCGACATATGACCCTAGGTCGATCCTTGGTTGGCGCTCTGAAATTAAAGACGGCAAGCAACAGCTAACGCAATTGCGTCTTGCAGAGAAAGTTCTTGTACCTGACGGTCTTTATGGGGAGAAGGAAGTTGAGCAGGTTCGTGTCTTAACACCCGGTGCATTCGAAATTCACCGAAAGGATGCCAAAGGCGACTTTCGGGTTGTAGAGGACGGCACGACGAGCTTGTCCCAGATCCCATTTAGTGTTGCCTACTCGAACAGACTCGGACTGCTCGAATCGCTGCCACCTTTGGCCGATATTGCTGAGCTGAACTTACAGCACTATCAAGTCCAGTCCGATCTCTCGAATCAGCTACACATCAGCGCGGTTCCGATGCTCGCCTTGTTCGGCTTCCCAGCCGCGTCTGAAGAGATTAGTGCGGGGCCTGGTGAAGCGATGGCTTTGCCTGAAGGCAGCGACGCAAAATACATCGAGCCTGCGGGTAACAGTTATGACGCGCAGTTCCGTCGTCTTGAGCAGATCGCCTCGCAGATCAACGAGCTTGGCCTTGCTGCAGTTCTTGGCGCAAAGCTAGTCGGCGAAACGGCAGAGGCAAAGCGAATCGACCGGAGTCAAGGCGACAGCACAATGATGGTCGTCGCCCAGCAGATGCAGGACATGATCGACAATTGCCTGCGATTCCACGCGGAGTATCTCGGCGAACGCAACCCAGGAAGCTCTCTTGTCAATCGGGACTTCATGGGGATGCGACTTGATCCTCAAGAGATTCAGGCCCTTCTGCAGCTTTACACTGCCGGAACGATTACACAGGAAACGCTCTTGTTGCAGCTCGAGGCAGGCGAAGTCTTAGGCGATAACTTCGACGTTGAGCAGGAGATTGAGGCGACGCAATCAGGGGGTCTTATTGAGACCGAGCAACCGGAAGAGCCTGAGCCGGTAGCGCCACCTGAGATGCCTGAAGACCCAGCGGAATCCCTCGACGATTCAGAGAGCCCTAGCTGATGTTTTGGCATCGTCGGCCTAAGAAGGACAATCCGATGGACCGCAAGCAATTGCTCTATTACGTCCAACAGGAGGTAGGTGAAGATACTTTTGCTTTGGTGCGATTAACTTGGTTTGCAGAGGGCAAGCCAATCGGAGTCGTTGAAACCAAGATCAGCGACAACCGTGAAGATTTAATCCCCGAGTTTGCCGAGATCGTTGGCGAAGCATTGCGTGGAGGCGCTGATGTTTCGATCATGTGCCCAGAGGAGGCAGAGGCGCTAGGAATCAAAGACCCATGAGTGAGCCTGAAGCCTTTTACCGTCAAGCGATTGACCTGAATCGTTACAGCAATTACGTTGCGCTGAACGTAATGCGGGCATACAACGACATCGTTATTGATGCGACCCGCAAGCTTAGTGATATTGGATCTTTGAATCCACGGGAGGCGGCACGTCTTAACGCCTTGCTTGTTCAAACTGCCGAAAGCCTGCAGACATGGGCGGGTGACAGCAGTATCTACTTGACTCAAGAGCTTGGCGGCTTGGCCCAATTAGAGCGTGATTTTGTCAACGGTCAGCTCAAAAAAGTGCTTAGGCCTGACATCGCAGAGACGCTTAAAACCGTTGAGATCACGCCAGATTTTGCCCGAGCGGTTGTGATGTCTGACCCGACTGACATCAGCGCGGCAGTATTGCAGCCAAGCCTTCAACAGCAAGTTGCCGGAATCTCTCCTGGCTTGGGGACTTTAAATGCAGCTAAGGGATCGGCGTTGATCTTCCCTAACGGCAAAAATCTAAACACCTCGTTCAGGCAGCTCGCCGAATCGTCAGCCGCCAAGTTTCGAAAAACTGTTCAGAACGGAATGCTGACAGGCGAAAATATGCGAGACATGCTGAAGCGCCTTAGAGGTGAGCTGCGGTTTGCCGATCCTTCTGACATTAAAAGAACCTTGGCGAAGGGCGGCGAATTGACCACGTTGGCGGATTCGCAGATCCGAGCATTGATCAGAACTGCTGTGACGCAGATGACGACCAATGTTGATCGTGAGTTCTATGCGGCAAATAGCGATGTGATCGAGGCTTACCGCTACCGTGCCGTGCTTGATCTTAAGACGACACCCATTTGTCAATCGCTTGACGGGAAGGTGTTCAAGTTCGGGAAGGGGCCAGAGCCACCGCAGCATTTCGGCTGTCGGTCTCGAATTATTTTCATCACGAAAGCCGAGGCAGAGGGTGACGTTCAGCAGCGCGGTAAGCGTGCCGCCTTGGGTGGAATGGTCCCTGTCGATACGTCTTATGGGAAATGGCTTGCGGGTTTGTCGGCGGAACAGCAAGACCAGGCGCTAGGGGGCAAAGGCAAGGGCAACCTGTTTCGGCGGCTTGTAGAGAAAGAAGGCGGCGATAAAGCGATCAGCAAGTTTGTTTCCGCTGACGGGGCGACGCTAACTTTGAAAGACCTACAACGAAGGTACGGTGCCACTTAAAAAGGGGAGCGGTCGGCAAGTTATCTCCGAAAATATCCGCAGGCTGATTAAAGAAGGCAAGAGCCGTTCACAGGCGGCGGCGATTGCGTTTAAGGAAGCGGGAAAGCGTCGCAAGCGAAAGCGGAAATGACCGACTGAGTTCGTCGCGTTAGTCTTAGTTCGGTGTCGCTGTAATTCAATGCAACTGCACAGCAAATTCAAGTTTGCCGTCGAGGGCGAAGAGCCTCAGGCGAAACCAAAGACGACGACCAAAAGGAAAGCCGCTAAAAAGGAATCAGTCAAGGAGGAAGGCTGATGCCTGGCCATTACGGACACAGCAAGCCAAAAGGGAAAAAGAAAGGAAGCAAAAAGAAGTAATGGCACGGAAGCAGCGGCGAGTTCCAAAGGACAAGGCGACCGGCCTGCCAAAGAAGTACCTGTCTGGTGCGAAGAACCGCTCTGCTAAAGCTCGCGAAATTAAGCGCACTGCTGCGGCTTACAAGGCCGGAGAGTTCATTGACATCAAGGCTGTTTCCGCATCGAGGACTAAGCAAGGTGGCCCCAAAAAGAAAACCGCTAAGCGCCGCAACAAAAAAAACGCTTAAGGAAAAGGCTGACAAGTCACGCTTTTTCTATGGCGAGCTTGCTGCGGTTTACCGCAAGGGACAAGGCGCATACTTGTCAAGTGGGTCGCGCAATGTCCCGATGGCAGCCTGGGCGATGGGTCGCGTCAATAGCTATATGCGAGGTGATAAAGCCCGCACGGCTGATGCGGCTATCTACGCTCGTTACAACAAGAAGCGTTAGTCATGGCGGAGATCAAGCGGGGTGGGCATACGTTTAAGGGCTACGACAAGCCGATCCGGACGCCGAATCATCCGAGCGGCAAGAGTCATGCTGTTGTCATTAACGACGGCGGCAAGCCACGGCTCATTAGGTTTGGCCTGCAGGGCGCTCAAACGAAACCTCCGAGGAAAGGTGAGAGCGCTGCGGATAAGGCTAAGAGAAAAGCATTTAAGGCACGTCACGCTAAAAATATTGCGAAAGGCAAAACGTCGGCGGCGTATTGGGCCGACAAAGTGAAATGGTGAGCCCTTGTTACCATTAGGCTGCAATTCAGCCTGTGGCTAATTCATGTCAGACCAACAAAATGCTCCTGTGGAGCAGTCTGTTGACAATACAAAACTGCAAGCAGAGCTCGATGCGATGAGGCGCAAGAACGCCGAGTTGCTCGATGAGTACAAAAAGATCTCAACGCAAATCAAGAATGTTCCTGATGGCGTGGATATTCAGGAACTTATCGACTTCAAGCATAAAGCCGAACAGAGCAAGCTCGAATCCGAAGGAAAGTACACCGAAGCGCGACAAGCTTTGGAGCAGCAGTTCCGTGAGGCGGCGGCTGAGAAGGACAAGCGCATTAGTGAACTCGAAGCTCGGGTTAGAGAACTTGAACTTGTAACTCCTGCGGTGACTGCGCTCGCCGATATTGTTCACGATCCGAACCTTGTCTTGAAGTCTTATCTCAACGGGAAGGACATTCAAAGAGAGAACGACGGTACTGTTGTGGTTGTCGACGGATACGAGCGCACACCAGTTGTTGACTGGGCAAAGCGCAATACTCCTGAATGGATTCAAAAGACTCCGAAACCTCAAGGAAGCGGCGCTCCCTCTAGCCGAAGCGTTGTCAGTGACATTCCGCCTGGCACCAAAAATCCTTTCGCAAAAGAATCTTTCAACCTGACCGAACAATCTCGTTTGTTTAGAACAGATCGAGATATGTATGAGAGGCTAAAAGCAGCGGCCAACCGCTAACATCAAAAACAAGGCAAGGCTGTGCTGCGCCATTAGGGCTGTGCCCACACCGTAAACCTATTTCTGAGGATCTGTCGTGGCGACTCTTCGCTCTGACATCATCATCCCAGAGGTATTTACGCCTTACGTCATTGAGCAAACCACTCAGCGTGATGCCTTCCTGGCTAGCGGTGTAGTGCAGCCCATGGCAGAGCTAAATGCCGCTGAAGATGGTGGTGACTTCATTCAAGTCCCCTTCTATAAAGCAAACCTGTCTGGCGATTTTGAGCGCCTGACTGATAGCTCTTCCCTGACTCCTGGCAAGATCACTGCAGATAAGCAGGTTGCTGCTGTCCTGCATCGTGGTCGTGCTTTCGAGTCACGCGACCTGGCCGCACTGGCTGCAGGTTCTGACCCGATGGCTGCAATCGGCGCAAAGATTGCTGACTACATCGCTAACCAACGCCAGAAGGATCTCCTCTCTTGCTTGGCTGGTGTTTTCGGTGCTGTCGGTGATACCAGCTCCGCCGCATATGCCGGTCTGGCTGTTGATGGTGAATCTGGTGACACCCCTACCGTTCTTGGCCCCCGCCAAGTCGTTGAAGGCAAATCTCTCCTGGGCGACCAGGGCGAGAAGCTGACTGCAATCTGCGTCCACCCCAAGGTCTATTACGACCTGATGGAGCGCCGTGCAATCGACTTCATCTACGACAACAACGGTCAAGCCGACACCAGTGCAACCCAGGGTTCAACTGCACAAGCCTTTGAAGGCGTGCAGGTTCCAACCTTCATGGGCATGCGCGTGATCGTCTCAGCCGACGTGCAGACCGCTGGCTCCGGTTCTTCTACCGAATATGCCAGCTATATGTTCACTCAAGGTGCTATCGGCTCCGGTGAACAGATGGGTCTGACCACGGAAACTGATCGTGACATCCTCGCTAAGAGCGATGCCATGGCCATCGATCTGCACTACGTCTACCACCCCATTGGTAGCCGTTTCAGCACCTCTGTCTCTAACCCCACCCGTGCACAGCTCGAGACCGTGGGCAACTGGACCAAGGTGTACGAGACCAACAACATTGGAATCGTGCGGATTACCAACACCAGCAACCTTGACTGATAGGAGGTAATCACCATGGCATCCATTTTTGAGGCAACAGCGGGCAA